ACCTGGAACGCAGACGGCCGCGTGATGCAGTGCTCGTTCCAGCCCTTGAACAGACGCCACTCGTCACCAATCATGATGCCGGGCTTCTTGTCGCCGGGCGTGATCGGGATCGGCGAGAAGCCGCGATCATAGAGAAGCTGGCCGACTTGCGCGAACGGAGAGATAGTCGTCGTCATTAAAACGGTGCCTTGTGGTTGAGGAGTCTGTCGCGCATCTTGTCGCCGTAGCCCTGCATGATGGTCTTCAGGAACGTGAACCATTCCACTTCACTGAGTTCGGACAGGTCGAACTTGCCGACGCTTTCGAGGTAGGCCCCGGCGAGTTCGCCAGCGTCGTGAAGCGCCCAAGTCTCAAAGGCGGTGAGCTTATCCTTCGGCATTTTGAAAACGATCTCTCCCAATGAATGACAGGTTGCGTCAGAGCAGAGCCAAAGAACCGGCTTGCCCTGCTTTGGTGCCCAGCCAAGCCCCACGGCTTGTCGCTGGCAGACGCCGCAGCACACCGGCTCGGCGTCGAAGGTGCGACCGATCACCTTCTCCCCAATCTTAAACACCATGATAGTTCCGGCCTCCCAGCCGTTCTCGGATTAGGCGCTTAACCTGCGCGATGCAGTTGGCGGCGGCGCGATGGTCAGAAGCCGACGAAGGAAAATAGAACTTCGTCTTCATGCCTTGATGCTTGAGATCGATGAGAAGATACGGGTGCTTCGAGTGATGCACAGGCTCAAACGGGTATCCTTCAGCGGTCAGGTAGTTGGACAACGCAGCGTAACTCTCGTTACGCCGCATCTTCTTTTGCAGCCCCTTCTTCATCCCCATGTCCCCTCAGAACGGAATGTCGTCGTCGAAATCGGGAGCAGGGCGAACCGGCGGGGTATTGCCCGCATTCCAAGGTTCGCCGCGAGCGTGAGCCTTCTGCATCTGCTCCCAAGGCGAGAAGCCGCCGTTGTTCGCAAGCTGCGTGACCGAAGCGCGACCGGGCATCACTGGCGTCGCAGGCTTCGGCCCATCGAGCGTCGTTCTCTTCTCCCAAGGCTTCGGCGTTGAAGCCGCAACCGGAGCGGGGCGAGCGACCGTCGCGTTGTGCATGAGCAGTTCGGCCCGGCCCGGCATTGGCGGCGGCAGAGCAGGCTTCGACTCATCAACCTCGCCAAGCTTGCGGCCTTCGATCTGCCAGTGCTTGCCGTTGGCCTTGATCATGATCTCGGCCGTCTGGCGAAGCGCCTGCGCCTTGGCGAACACACCTTCAATTGTGAAGGGAGCGTCGTCGTCATCGACCGAATGCCTTGCCCACCACTTCTCGAACTGAAGCCGCGCGTAGCCTTGGTGTTGCGGACAAATCCATTCCTTGTGAACGACGGAGCCGCACTGGTACTCGACGCGAATGCTAGGAGTGCCGCCGACCTTGTCATGGCGGTAGAACGTGCGCTTCGTCACGGGCACCCAGGTCGGAGGGTTCGACTTGCCACCGGAGATGATCGGCGCGTGATCGGCCGACTTCGTGATCTTCTTCTCGATGTCGCGCTCGAAGACGTGACCGCAGTCGGGGCACTCAGACAGGCCAGCGAAGATCAGGGAGTGGCAGTCGGGGCATTCCTTGACCGGCGCGTCACCTTCGCCCTTGCCGGGCTTCTTGACCTTTACAGCGTCAACGGGGCCATGTCGGCGCACGTTGCCCGCGAAGTCGAGCACAAGGCAATCTGACTTGCCGTTGCGGATGGACTCTTCGATATCCTTGCCCATGCAGCGCGTGCCACGACCGACCATCTGCACATAGAGGGCGGTCGAGTCGGTCGGGCGCAGCATGGCGAGCAGATCGACGCGTGGCGCGTTGAAGCCCGTGGTGAGCACGTTCGCGTTGGTCAGCGCCGTGATCTTGCCAGCCTTGAAGTCGTTAATGATCCGCTTGCGGTCGCCCTTCTCGGTCTCGCCGGTGATGCACTCGCAGCTATATCCACGGCTGCGGATTTCGTCGCGGACATGCTCGGCATGTTTGACGCCGGTGCAGAAGAACAGCCACGACCGGCGCGGCTTCTCGTTGCTGGTGGCAAAAGAGATCACTTCATCCACCGCCGCAGCGGTGATCGGATGCTGATCGATGACCTTGTCGAGAGACTTTTGCGTGAAGTCGCCACCGGACCGGCGCAGACCCTTCATATCGATCTGCGTGGCCGTCGCCTTCGAGACGAGCGGGCACAGATAGCCGAGTTCGATCAGTTCGCGGATCGAGATTTCATAAATGATATCGTCGAAAAGCCGATCATCGCCTTCGGTCAGCATGCCACCGTCGAGACGGTAGGGCGTCGCGGTGAGGCCGAGCACCAACAGCCTTGGGTTGATCGCCTTCAGAGCCTTGATGAACTTGCGATACATCGTGGCTTCGTCGAACGGCACCATATGGGCCTCGTCGATGATCAGGATATCGACGTGGCCGATCTTCGCAGCGTTGCGGAACATTGACGCGATGCCGCCGAACAGCACTTGTGCGCTCGCGTCTTTGCGGCCGATGGACGCGGAGTAAATGCCGGACGGAGCCCACGGCCAGAAGCCCATGAGTTCTTCATAGTTCTGCTCGATCAGTTCCTTGACGTGCGTCGCCATAAGGATGCGCGTCGTGGACTCGATGTCGATAAATTCCTGGGTGATCGTGCCAAGCACCAGCGACTTGCCGCCGCCAGTGGGGAGCACGATCAACGGATTGCCTTCGGGCTTATCCGACCAATAGGAGTATGGCGCGTCGCTCGCTTCGCGCTGATACTTGCGAAGTTGGTGCGCCATTAGTGGACGCGCCCCGTAACGTGAGGCTTGGCGAGGCGGATCACGGCCGACAATGCGTCCGAATACTTCAGATAGGAGTCACCGGGCATCGTATCGGGCAGCACGTCGCCGAACGTCTTCAATAGGTCTTGCAGTTGATAGATACTCGCGCCGTCTGAACTGATCACGATAGCGAGCACCGCGATAACATCGGCGGGCACGATAACGAGACCGGCCTGCTTGATGGTATCGAGCACGTCCACCGCCTGAACCATTGCGGTTTCGTGTTCGTCGTGACGTTCGCTGAAGTGACCGACAAGGGTATTGAATGGCGTGTTATGCGACATGATGATCCCCAAAAAGATTGTTGGTGTTGGCTGCGGCCTTGGCCGGATAGCCGGGCATGTGAATGAGGTTCGGGACGCCGCCGGTCTTTCCGACTTCGTTGCCCCACTGCCACCAGTTGTTGCGCGCATGTCGCGCGAACAGTTCGAGGTATGGCCCATCGAACAGACGCTCGATGCGCGTGTACGCTTCTGGTGGCTTCGCCGAATGCAGTGTGCGCGGTGCGAGGATGACCTTCTCGCTGTAGTCCATCTCGAAGATCAGGCGTTGCACGCCCTTAGACATGCGCTCGGGCTTCCCGCGCGTGCCGAGCAAAGCGATCTCGGGATTCGCGCGGGTCCAGTAGCCAAGGCCAGTCACCGGATGGAAATGCCGCGTGACCTTGACGTAGTAGAAACAGACCGTCTTGAAGGTGAAGTCCCACGAGTTCAGAACCTCGAAGCCCTTGTCGAGCAAGGGATCGCAGCACCACAGCACGCACGCGCTATCATCGGCGGCGAGATCAGCAACGGGCATGGCCTTGATCTCGTCGAGCGTCATGCATTCGTAGTGCTGCTCGGGCGACCGATCCAAGCCTTCATCCGAGTATGTCTCGAAGGTCCAAGCCGGATCGGCATAGATCAGTGGAAATCTCACGACAGCATCTCCGTGAGATCAGGTTCGTGCTCGCTGTTCTGCCAAGCGGCGGCAGCGCGCGTGTGGATGTCGCGGCTTTCACGGACTGGCGCCGGTGTGTAGTGAGTCACGGTGCGGCACGGATCGCAGAACATGACGCCAGCGCGCGTCGGGTTGCCGCAGCACAGACCGTGCATGCCGGACTCGCCTTCGAGGAATCGGCCGCAACGGCCGTTCCCTGAGTTCATGAAGGTGACGGCCATTAGCGCGCGATCCGCTTGTAGGCTTCGATCACGCCCATCGCCTGCATCTTCGCGTCGTCGAGCGCATCGTGAGCGACGAGGTCGAAGGTCGAGCAGAACATGCCGTAGTCGAAGCCCGTGGCGTCGAAGATCGTTCGGCAGTCACGCGGCTGACGATAGGTCCACGGCGAGTCCATGTCGTACACGTCGTAAGCGTGGTCGAGATGAGCCAGGTCAAAGCTGGGGCTGTTCGCCCAAATGCCGGACGTGATCCCGCTGCGATAGCCTTCGGCAAGGAAGTAATCGAGTTCGCTAAGTGCGACCGACAAATCCCAAGGGCAGGGCGATCCGAAGGTGTTGGCGCGCGCCTGATCGCTCTGCTTCATCCACCACTTGACGGTGTCGATCTCCATGACGAAGCCGCGAAGATGCTGCTTTTCTAGATCGCAGACCCACTTGTTGCGGCGACCGAGCGCGCCACCGATGGGGTCGAACTCGACGACTCCGATGCTGGCGATGATCGAGCCGGGCTTCTTGCCGAGCGTTTCGATATCAATCATGTAGTCCATTAGTTCGCTCCGAGGTTTGCGTAGTATTCAGTGGCTTCGTGGAATTGTTCGGCGGTCAGTTCTTCGCAGAGCGCCCCATCGCCGCCCGCTTCGCGCGGATCGGGTTCGTCGGGAGTCGTCGTGAAGAGCGAAGAACTTTCGGGGTGGTGCCAGTAGCGAAGCGCCTTCTGCTTCGCGCCGTCGCGGTATTCGCGGCCATCGTGCAGGGTGTAGAGCACCCATTCTTCTTCATCGTTGGAGTCGATCACGTCGCCGGGAACGACTTGCGGGACGAAGAGATGCGCAGCGCAGCCTTCCTTCTGCTCGGACAGAGACAGCGGCTTGTTCCAGCGCACGCACGACCATGCGGCTTCGCCGAAAAACTCGGGCGATGCATGCAGGCAAGTGCGGCAGCTAACGCGGGCGAACTGCTTTTCGTGGCAGATGCCGAGATGCTTGCACATATACTTGCACTTGAACGCGAGCTTGTGGTTCGGGTCCTTGTGCAGCTTCGGCATCG